CTGGAGGTGATGGCATCGCTGACTGCGGCCATGTACTTTTTGACTTCTGGCGCGGGATCAAACCAGCTGCTGTTCTTGGTATCGCCGCCGCCGAATAGCCCGCCAGATTGGGCGAAGTCTTGCCGTCCGCCGAACTTCCCTTGCCCACCGTAGAGGTATGTGCCTGTGGGCGTGACGCTGCCTTGCATGGCACCATACAGCGCCTGCGCTGCCACTGCTGCAATGGCGAATGGTGCGGCTGCGCCTACTGCTCCACCGATACCTGCCGAAAACTCACCGGCTGCAAACTCGCTGGATATTGTGGATACAACCTCGCCAAAACTTGCGCCTTCTAGCGTGATGGCTTTTGCTGCTTCCATGGCATTGGTGCCAAACGTACTCACTGCCAGTGATGCGGCATTGAGCGCCGTCGATATGCCGCCTGCACCTGCCGCACCAGCGCCCAGGCTTTGCCCCATTACACCCTGAGCGATTGCGTTCGATACCGGCTGAATCAATGCCTCAACCACAATCCTGAAAGGCTTAGTTATCAGCACATCTTCAAGAGCCTTGCGCAATCCAGCACCGCCGTCTTTGCCAGCAGACATGATGCCGTCCACCAGCGTTTTCTGGATTTCTTTGGCTACTTCCTCTGTCTGCTTTTTGATGGATGCAGCAGTGGCCGTGATACTGGCATCCAGCGCCGTGGTGTCTACTGCGCCACCCAGTTCAAGCAGTTTCTTGCGTGCCTGAATTGCAGCAGATTGCAGCGTTTCAAGTAGCGCTAATTCTTCTTTCGATGCAACGATGCCTTCGCCGTAATTGTCGGCCAGGGTTTCTTCGAATTTTCGCGCCTCTTTCGCTGCATCTGCGTAAGCCTGAGCGGTTTTGTCAAGTAATTGCGCCGCATCCGCCCGCACCTTCAACTCGGCTTCCATCCCGGCGATGATTTCCTGCGCTTGTCCTGCCATCGCTTCACGTGCGGCCAGCAGCGTGGCATCAGCCTGGGCCTTGCGCTGCATGTCGGCAATGTAGGCATCAACCGACTCAGTTACCTTTTGCGCCTGCTTGTTGATCTCACGCGCCATGGCATCGCCGTTCGCTGCAATGGCGTTTAGGTCTTTCTGCTGCGCGGCCTTCTGTGCCAGGGCGAACTGGTCGGCTTCATTCTTGAGGTTTTCCAGCGCTGTGGTCCGGGCCTTGCTCGCTGGGCGGGCTTCTGTGGTTGCAACACGGTCGGCCATTTCAGCGTCAAAGCGTTTCTGTGCTTCTGCCCGGACCTGCTCGCGCTCGCGTAGCGATGACTCATCGCTGGCAAGCTGGCGGGCGTAGTATTGCGCTGCTGTGATCTCTTGGGCCTTGTATGCGTCCTCTATGGCCTTCTGTTGGGCGTTGTACGAGTCACGTATCATGCTTTCCTGAGTGGAAAGCCATTGTTTTGCCGCTGTTAGTTCGTTGCCGAAACGTTCGACTTTTTCGGCTTTTGGCTTTGGTGCTGCTTTCTCTTTGTACTGGTCTTTCAGCTTGGCAACGGTGTCCTCGTATGCCTTGCGGTTCTTTTCTCCAAGTTCGCCATCTTTAGACACCTTGGAGTACATTTCCTTTGCTTTTGCAAGCTCGCGCTCCAGCTTGACCGCGTTGGTCATGTACTTTTCATGCTCTTTGTCGAATGCGATTTGCGCATTTACCCGCTTCGATTGGTCAGCCTGGGCCTTCGCGCTAATCCCGCCAAGTTTTTCATCCTCTTGCAGTTGGCGAATCTTTGTTATCTGCGCTGCGATGGCATCGCCACGGCCAAGACCGCCATACTTAATCAAATCCCCGTTTTTCAGGATTTGCACTAAATTCTGCTGCTCTTGGATGATCTTCGTGCTTATACTGTCCTCGCGGCCTACATCCTTGATTGCATCCCATGCCTGCTTACTGGCGCTGACAATGGCAAGCCATCCGCGCTCAATAGTTCCAAGGTTTGCAGTGATTTGCCCAGCCTGACTATTGATCGTGTCGGAATAAGCGTTCTGCGCAACGCTCGCCGCTTCGGTGTGCTTGCCTTGCTCTTCCAGTGCCTTTATCTGCTCATACAGGCTCAACGTCAGGAAGCCTGTGCTTTCGTTGAGCTTGATAGATGCTTCTAGCGGTTTTTCACCCAGCGCTGCAAACTGCTTTGCGGTTTCTGATACTGCGGTCCCGGTTGCTTTTTCAAACGCAATGGCCGATGCCGTGAACTTTTGCAAGCTGCCAGAACCTGCCGCGCCTGCATTGACAAATTCAGCCAGCGCTTCTGCCGCTTTGCTTTGCGTTCCGCCGATTGCCGCCATGGATCGCGCCATGTCCTGCATTTGCCCGCCAGTTAGCCCGATGGTGTTGCCGGTGAGAATGAGAGCTTTGCGGTAGGCGTCTAGTTCCTTGCTGCCAGCGTAGTACGCATAGCCCAGCGTACCAACCGCACCAGCGGCCAGGGTGAATGGGTTAATCAGAGTAGCGACATATCCGCCCAGTGCGCGGGCGGCGTTGCCTATGCCACCGAACATATCTTTTAACTGCCCTCCCTGCTGGAGTAGCACGGTAAGCGGGTTTTGCCCACCCTGTAGCGAGATAACAATGTCGGTGAACTGTGCCGGGACGTTGCGTAGGTTCGCGCTCAAACCTTTAACCGATGTGCCAGCTGCTTCTGCGCGTTTTGCCAGTTCGGAAATGTGCGGATTCGCCGCTGCGAATGCGGCCTTGTTCGCTGCTTCGATCTTTTGCAGTGCTGCCAGTTCTGCCTGCACCATGGCCGGGTCAAAGCCAAGACGTGCGCCCTTGTCTTGCAAGAATGCTGCTGTCTTGGCGCGGCCAAAGTGAACGAGGTTTAGCTCGGCGTTTTGGATTTCGGTTTTGAATGCGGCCAGGGCTGCGGTTTGCTCTTTCAGTGCCTGTGCTGTTTTTGCTGCCTCTTGCGCTTGCGCTTCTGCTGCTGCCTTGTTCGATGCCTTGATCTGGTTATTCAATGCCAGAATCTTCATCTGCTGCTGGGCGACTGCTTCTGCTTGTGCTTTGGACTCGTTTGAGTCAATCGTGCTTTTCACACTGGCTATTTGCCGCTTTAGTTCCAGTGTGTGAGCGAGTCTTTTATTTTCTTCTTCTACGCCTTTTGCTACTTCTTGCGCCAAGAACTGCTCTTGCCTTGCAACTGCTGCGGATAGCTTCTGTACTTCTTTGAGCTTTTCAAGGTACGGATTCATCACTGCTGGATCAATCCCAATACCACGCAACCGCACCTCTTCTGCTTCAATGCTTTTGTATGCCGATTTCAAGCTAATGCTGGCAGTGCTTCCAAAAGTAGCAATGGCTTTTTCAATATCGCCAGTTTGTTTGATGATTGACTTGCTGGCCTTTTCAAGACCTTTGGCAACCGGCAACTCATCTGTGCCTACTTTTGCCAGTGCCGCATTCGTTTTGTCTGTAATCGCTTTTACAGCAGTTCCAAGATCAGAAATAGAACGTTTCGCTGACGTTATGCCGTTGGTCATGCCAGACGCATCTACTTGCAGTCGTATCGTAGTCAAGAGATCGTCTGACATGGCTTCTAGTCTTTCCTGTTGATCGCGGTGAGAGCTTCTGCTTCAATCGTGCGGATGTCATCAAACATCCATTCGTATTCCTGGTCTGACAATTTCATGCGGTCCATTCGGGCGAATAGCACGTTGTAGTCAAGTCCAGTCGGGCCACTCATGCCGCCCATGCGCCACTGCGTTGAGATTGAACTGAATAGGTTGATGGCTGGCATGTTGTCGGGCCATACCTCAAAGTCCCCGAAGTCAGACGGCTTAAAGCCGAACGCTTCAAGTTGTTTGTCATCAACCTTTTCATACATCAATGCAGCGGCTTCTTTCAGTTTCCCAGTTTCCCGCTTGTGCAGGCGTCGCTGTAAGCCTGCGTGATGGCCGTAGCTGCTGCTGGTGCCTGGTCGTGCAATGCGGCGAGGTTGTCGCGTGTTGGCGGCTCATCAAAGTCCCATTCGACAATGATCTTGGACAGATGCGCCACCGTCTTTTCGCCACCTTTGGCAAACAGCGCTTCAAAGTCCACTTTTTCGTCGCCTTCCGGCTTCGTTTCTCCGGACTCGGTGAACAGTTCGTTCAGGAATGCGGCAAATTGCGAGCGCGTCTTGTAACGGAACGTGACTTTGATCTGATCTTCTGTACCGTCCGGCAGAGTGAATTTCACTGCGAACGGTTTGAAATTCTCGGGGGTTTTTCCCAGCTTGAGCTTGGACATGGATTGCTTTCGTTGTTTTGAGAAAAAGCGCCCATAGTGCAGGCACGTTACCTGCGGGCGTGAAAAAAGCCCTGCTAAGAGGGCCAGGAGAAACAAGTTGGCAGAAGCCCTCGCAATGAGGGCCATAAGCAACATTTACGCTATCAATTAAGAAGCGTAACGGACGGGGCGGCCCAAGAGCGAGAATGTTGCCTTCACCTGCATCACAGCGCCCTTCGACACCGTGGGAGTCTCATTGAACGAGACATAGCCGTAGTACAGAATGAACGAGCCATCAGGCATGGTGATGCGCAAGCCACGTGTTGCGCGGGCTTCTGCTGCTGCTTTCAGCGCGATGTACCCGGCGAGCGACGGATCATCAGCGATGTCAATCGTGATGGTTTGCGCGCTGGTGATGGTCGGGATTTGCGTTTCAAAATCCTGCTCCAAGAAGCTGTAATTTGTGAACTGCTGATCCCCGCCAGAGGTCTGGAATCCCATGATCTGGGTAATCTGCGTAAACGCTGTGATTTCAGTAGCTGTACCAGTGCCAGAACCAGCCGGGAACAGGGTTGTAGAACTGGTGTCGATGCCTTCAATATCGAATGCATTGGCAGCGCTGTTGTCAACACGTACCACACGGTTGTTCAGATTGCTCCATCCAGACGACATGATGACAAGATCGCCATCGGTGAAGCCGTGGGCTGTAGAGGTGGCAACGCCTGGAGTCGCGTTGGTGAGTGCAGACACAGTTTTTGCTGTGCCCATAGTAGTGGCGAGGGAGACAATAGCGCCATCAGGCAAACGTGCGGCCATAATTTTTCCTTTGAAATGGACGAAAAAAAACCGCATTGCTGCGGCTGGTTGCGCCCATACGGGCGGGCATAAAAAAACCGGCCTAGTGCCGGTTCGTTTACTTTTGGTTTGTCAATCCGTTACCGGGTTGACCAAATGCTGTAATCACACATGGAGCCATAAAGCGCCATGTCAGAGTCATAAATACTTGTCGGTGCCCCGATTGGGGTTGCCTGAAATGCTGTCGCTGTGACCAGGGCGCTTTCAATCTGCGCCATGAGTGCGCTACACGATGCCCTGGTAGTTCCCCACACGTTGAACTGGAAACGCCCATTCTGGATGCTGGGGACTGTTCTTTCCAAGTAGCTCACAGGCTCTCCGCCGACTTGCGTGTAAGTGATGTATGGCAACGTCGTTCCATAGGGCGCAACGTCGGGAAACACACGATTGCTGCACAGGCTCTTGATGGCATCGAAAATGCTCGCTTCGATAGTCATGCCAAAGCCTCTCTAATCAGCTCTTTCATGCGCTCCTGTGCTGCTTCAACAGCTTTGTCTTTTGCAGCGTCATAGCCAGAGCGCAAAAACGACTTAGCAGGATGGAACACTGGACCACCTTTGCGCGGCATCCAGTACGCATCTTTCTGCGCTTGCGATGCCTTGCGGCCTGGGGGCTTGCCTGTTACGCCTGGGCGCTTGACCGTGTACCATTCGCCGTTTTTGTCGGTGCGTACCATGTACCGCTGCCACCTACCGAACTCAATCCAGAATCCGATGGTTGTCGATGGGAGCGCGCCCTCGCCAGATTGTCCTTTTTTATTGTTCTGCGAGTGCCCTTTGCGCCAGCTGATGTGGTACGTGGCAGATTCGCCAAGTACACCGCCTTTGCTGTCAACCACGAACTTTTGGTAAACCGCCTCTTGCAATCGCTTTGATCCGCCTATCGTTAGGGCGCGGTGACGGACTTCGTTGTAAAACACCTCCGCACCGGCACCAGCCGCCTTGCGAATTGCCGACTTCATTGCATCTTCCAGGCCATCGAATTTCGCCAGCAGCGAGCCAGTGTCAAAGTCAACTTTCAACATTGACGCTGACTCCGACTAAATCGAGGTGGATGTTCTTTTCGTCCGGTAATACGGATTCGATGGCGTAAACGGTTGTCCCGTACACCACGCGCATTCCTGCATTCACACCAGCCAATCGCAGTATCCGAATCGAAGCCTTTACACTGCTGGTGTCCATATCAGACTGGATGGCACTTGCACCGCTCTTGTGCTTGATGCTGGCCCAAACGGTGGCAAACGTCGCCCAGGTGTTCACCATCTGGCCCGCTGCGTCTTGCGATGCGCTAGGTGACTGGATGGTGATGCGCTTGTCGCGTTTGCCTGCGTCCATCAGAATCCCCAGACCTTGTGCATACCCAGCAACGCATTCACGCCCATAGGTATGTCGTGCGATTGACAGTCGCCCGCAGTCTCGCGCCGTGCGTACCAGTGCCCAATCATCAACAGCATGGCCTGTCGCATTGCCACCCATGCTGCATCGTCAGGCCCGCCAATGAAGTGCGTCCCAGTGCCAGTGCCAGTTATGTCAATGGCCGATCCGCCCGATGTTGCGGACAGTTGCAGCGTGTCGCCGCTCACTCCGATGACGTAATAGTTCGTATTTGTGGACAATCCAGCTGGCAATGCGCCGCCTGTATTGCACAGCCGGACTACATCGCCGGTTGCAATCGGGTGTCCTGTTGCTGTGAGTACGTTCGTTGTTGCGTTTACATTAAACGGTGTTGCGTAACCGGCCACGAAGTCAACAGTTACGGCTTGCGGGTGGTCGTAGGTTACTGGCCACGTAGCCAGGTAAGCCAGTTCCACGCATCCAGGCACCTCGTCATACTCAACCACGTAGCTCGATGCGGATAGCGTTTGTGTGTCTGCTGCTTGGTCCATGTACGTGATGCCTGTTACTTTGCGCAGCGGTGCCTTCAATCGCATCTCACCAAAACGCTCAAACGTGGCGCGCATGGACTGCGTAACCATTGCGCGGCCAGTTGCACCTTCTGCATGAACACGCGCAGCAGTAATGAGCGCCGTTATCAGTGCATCCTCGTCGCTTCCATCAATCCGGCAATGCGCCTTGGCTTCTGTCAGACTGATAGGCTCGGCTGTAACGCCTGTGCGGATGGTGATATTGCCTTGCATCATTTACCTTTTGCGGCTGTAGGCGCGCTTGAGCATCTTGTTTTCAGGCGCTGATTCGATGGCTTTTGATTCGTCAACTGCCCATCCTTCGCGCACAAACACGGTTGCTAATTCACGTCCACCCTTCGATGCGCTTAAATCATGCACGCTACCAGCTTCATAGACGGACAGGTTGATCCCGTCTACGCTGCCTTTTCGAGTCGAAAGCATTTGAATTTTCATGCGATGGTGCCTGTGTTGCTTTGCAATGCGCCCGATTGCTCAGGCGCATCAAAAAGCAGTTACTGCTTAGACGGGCGGGTTAGCCGTGGGTGCGTTTACTGGATGGCCCAACAGCCATACACCAGCAAGGAAGATGTCCCCTGCACCATTGCCAGCCGGGGTAACTGTTACGCGCACATAGCGCTTGTTGCCCACATAACCAATCTTCCGGGTTTCTACGTCGTCTGCAAAGGTGTAGCTTGCCAGGACTTCGGTTCCAAGCAGTTGCGCATCAGCCACTGCTGCGTTATCCGAAAGGTTGGAGACATTGCCGTCTTCTACCAGCACGGTAAACGTGGCATCAGCATCGGTGTTGGTGCCAGTGACAATGACGAACTCACAGGAGCCATAGCCAGCGGTATCAACGATGGTCGATACGATGGCCGTGTTATCAGTGCGGGCCGCTACGGGGGCAATGCCAACCAGCGGGTGGATGTTGTTGTGGAGGTCACGGGTAGACATAATGATCTTTCAAAAAATATGTTGCACAAAAAATGCCGCTGTTTAGGCGGCATTTTTGCTTAGGTAGAGCATTTCAGCTTGGCGATGGCTTCTGGTTGAACCGTAAGACCACCGAGGCGGCGGCGGAACAGGAAACGGATATTCCCGCTTGTTGCCTGGGTGTACGGATCGCGCAGCATGGACATGGCAATCCTATCGACCAGGGTATACGCCTTGGCGAAGTCGCCGTAGGCCACGGGGTACGTGTTGGCACCCTCGCTAGGCATATCGGGAACTTCAACGTAAGGATCGCCGTCGATTGTGTTGGGCTTGCCAGCGGCCAAACCAGATTGCCAGATGTACTGGTTCGTCGTGTCCTTGAGCTTGCGCACGCTGCTCAAGGTAGTGCGATTGAGCGCCCAGCTTGCATTACGGGTGTATGCCGTCTTGACGGTGTGCTTGAGAGTCAACAAACCATCAGCCGTGATCACCGCAGCGCTCCCGCTGTTGACCGATGTGACGCTGGAATTGGTCATAAACCCTTCGGGCTTGCCGACACCAGTACCAGATACAAACGCCGCGCCTTCTGCAACTGCGAATTGCTCGGTTGATTCCGCCGCAATTTCAGCGCCCAGGTTGAATGCCGAATCTTCCAAGTTCTGCTCGCTGATGTCGATCATGGCGTACAGCTCATGGGTGAAGATTTCCAGCATGCCATAAGTCAGGCCGGTAGTCTCAGTGCGGGTTGCGTTTTCAGCGGTCCACAGTGCTGCAAATTGTCCGGTACGCTTGGGCAACAGGATAGACTTGTTGCCAGTAGTACGGACGCGGGCCAGTTGGCGGGCAGGACTGATTTCGGTAACGGTCTTGATGATCTCGCGCACGTATTCAGCCGGTGCCAGGTATCCGCCAGTTGTGTCGTTACTGACGCTCATTGCTTTGTGCTCGTTGGCAACGTCGTGCAACGCCTTCTGCTGGTCTTGCGTCAAGTTCACCACGCCCTTGGTGTGTGCGTCAACGACGGCACGCGCCCATTGGTTCACGTCTACCTTTTGCTTGTGGCCGATACCGCCCAAACCTTGGCGATTGAACTTTACTTCGAGGTCTTCTACTGCGGTTTTAGCCTCTTCTGCGGCCAGCTTTGCAGCTTTGATTTCGCTGTCTGCGGCGGTCAGTTTGGCGCTGATTACGTCGCCTGCTTGCATCTCTTTTTCAAGTTTTGCAAGTTTTGCTTCGAGGTCGCCTACAGCTTTGCCGTCGGCTTTGGCTTTGATCGCCTGGTCATTGGTGGACTTAAACTCTTCCCATGCGCGGCCTTGGGCTTCGATGAGGTTTTTTACTTCGGATAGGTCAGACATTTTTGTCTTTCAAAAGTTTTTGGACGAAAAAAAACCGCCTCGGTGGGCGGTTTGCTTCTTGGTGGCGGGTAGCCTATGCTGGGACTTTTCGCTGCTTGATAGCGGCAATCAGGCTTTGCATTTCGTCTTCTCCCGCATCACGCGGCCCAAGACTTTTGACGCGGGCGATAAACGCCTTTGCCTCAGTGCGGCTCAGTCCTACTTCACGCAGGTATTGCTCCGCAGATTTCAAATCTTCGATAACTTCGATGTTCTTGACGCCTTGCACACGGGCTGTGTCATTAGCCGGGAACGTGACAAGACTGACTTCGTAAAGGTCTACTTTTTTCAGCGTGCGGATGCCGGTAATGCGGTCATAGCTGTCCTCGCGTGTCGCAAAGCCGATGCTTAGGCCACTAACGGCCTTCATCTTTAGAAATTCGTATGCTTCTGAGCCTCGTACCGTTTTCAGCGCCAACTGGCCGGATACTTTCAGGCCGATGTTGTCTTCATGCATCTCTGTGTACACGCCGCATGGTTGATCGCTTCGGTGTTGCCACAGCAAAGCGGGCAGGGTGCCTTGTGCTTTATGTGTGGCAAGCGAATCCGCGAAAGCCCCCGGTGCCACGATCTCGTCGTAGCTGTCTTTGACGCCAAATACACTTCCGTATCCTTCAAAAACTCCGTCGCTTTGCAGCGACTTCAATTCAAATGCAAAGTCACGGGTTTTGGTTGCCATTTATGGCTCCTTACAGTAAAAGCAGCAACAAGCTGTCGTCCTCACGGCGCTGCCTGTTATAGTCAAAAAATGGATCATCTGCCAAAGGTACACGCGAGAACACAACCGGGCGAGATGTACCAACCAATGCGCCCCAAGCAGAACCCCATGCCGCACCAAATGACAGCCCCCATGCACTGGACATCTACGGCCCCCACGGGTCTACTGCGGTCCCGCTTCCGCCGATTGTTTGACCACGAACCTTCGTCAGATTGACTGGGATGGCCGTTGCCTGCAACGCTGCCAGTACCGCCGCTGAAATATCCGCCGCACTCGTCCATGCCAGCGTTCCGGTGTAATCCGCCCCACTTGGCCCATACGCCACACCTGCCAGCACCGTTGCCGGGTCTGGATAAACGCCTGTTACCTGCCCCTGCGCACTGCCAGAGACAACAGCGTCATCCGTATAAACGGCCATCAACGCGGACGGGCTTACGCTTGCAACCGCTGCTGCAAATGCATCCTCTGTCGTGATCGACATTGACGCAACGCCTGATACGCTAGACGCTGATCCGCTGAATGTAGACGCGCCAGTAGTAAGG